TTTTTGACCCTCTGGATAAAGATATCTTTTTCCGTTCGAGTCATAGAAGTATCCTGTTCAACAATCGCAATCATCTCCCCTTGAAAGGTACAAGACCCACCAACTGCAGATGAAAATACGACTACTGGTAGAGCAAATAAGGTCAATAAAGCTTCCATAAAAACCTCCTAGGATGAACGATCCGTTCCTCGTCGGCTTACTTGCGTCAGACTTATGTCTGATGAACGACAGGTCTATTATAGACCACTATATGTATTTAGTCAAGTGTCTTCATTTCCGTACTTGTCCACCAGGTTTTTGATGATGGTCTCGTCGCCACTCAACTCCTTGATAGTAAAGAGGTTTGACTTCTTGTACTTCTTATATTGTTTGTATTCTTTAAGAAGTGCCTGAACCTGGTCAGGGTTCATATCAATACCCTCAAACTTGACATCAAAACCTTCACTCATTTCTTTTTCTCCTTGGGTTCTATACCCCACATACGAGGGTTGACTCTACCCTCAGTGTAAATGATACTTATCAGATTATCTTGATACCTATCCCAGTATTCATCAAAGATTGATACCATCTTTTGACTCATAACAATATCATACTTACGTTTATTGTTTTCGATATAGATTACAAGGCAACTATTATTGGGCAGTGATTTATCCTTAGCAAGGGATGCATCACAATCAGCATGAATAACCTTGATACGATCCGCCATCAGGACCTACCACCCCATTGAATGTCAGGATATGCTTTCTCCACTACATCTCTAGTAAGTTTATATCTAGCACCAAGATTCTTGTCCTTCACAAGACACAGGATCTCAGCTTCGTTAGGGTGAAGACCTTCAAGGATCTGAATAAACATAGACTCACGACGGACGTGAGACAGACTATCATTACCACCCTTCACGAAGTTGTAGAGTTGTTTCCATTCTCTACGGAGTGTGGTGTGGTCAGTCCCTACAGGAACATCATTGGGTTCGTAGGGAACATTACCCTCAGGGATGACAGACAAAACAGTCTCGTCAAAGTTCCAGATAAGAAGAGCCGTCAGAGCATCAGTACGATGCTCTTTCAATAGTTCAACCTTCTTATCCTTAGAACGTGCCTTACTTACAACCTCAAGGATTTCATGAATGAAAGGGTTGGGTGGTAACTTAGTTTTTGTTGATGTAGTCATTGTATTGTGTGTTAAATCAGTGTAGGTATTTAAGGGAGGTCAAGACTCCTCTTCATCAAGAGCTTCTGGATTCTCAAATCTTACTGAGAAGACTTCATCAGCGATGAGTTGTCCGTTCTCATCAAACATCTCTGGGTGTGTTGGAATATATCTTGATGCTTGATCATAAGAATATTCTCTAAAAAGATATCCAATAACTGATCCGAGTCCCAGGAATAATAGTGACGAAAGGACAGCGAATGTGAGAGTGACTGCTAACATTTTACTTCTCCTCAGAAGATTCTACTTTACGATAGTCCAAACTGAAGTCTATGTAAAGATGTAACTCTCTTCTGAAGAAGGAGAGTACCTTACCAAACTTCACTTGGAAGAATTTTGGTTGCTCTTGGTTCCTCCTCTTGTTTCTAAGTAGTAACTCAACCCCTCTGTTGATATGGGGGATGTTACTTTCGCTGTTATTTAGTTCATCCTCTTCCATACTATACCAACTTGTTTTCTCTTAAGTATTTTACAGTTTCCGTACATCCACCAAGAACTTCTTCATTCTTGAGGACTCTAGGATAGGTTGCACCTTCACCAAACTCACTGATGAATTCTTCTCTAGTGAAGTCTGTTCCTTGTTTGTATTCCACAAACGGAAGTTCTGCCAGTTGTAGAACTTGTTTTACCTTGGTGCAATATGGGCACCCGTTCTTTGAATAAACTGTGAAGTTCATAGGAGTATGAATAGAAGTGGTAAAAGTATAGTTAAGTATCCAATTAGGTATCCCCCCAGGACTTGACCTAGGGGGACACTACTGCCATCAGTCATTGTTTCTCTCTAATTCTTCAAGATATACTGATGACACAAGACAACTCTTGTAACCAGGAAAGTGTTCTTGTACTTTCTTAGGAACAATCATAACTGTGGGCCACCCACTTGAAACATGAGTGTACACTGTCTTGGAGTCCTCATCAATATAATGAGGCCAAGGAAATTTGCCATTTCGTTTTGACATAATATTTATTTACAATTTACCACCGACCTTACCATCGTTCATCACTCTCGACATTGATTCAGGCCAACCTTCCTGTTGAGCCATAAGATATTTACGAGACCAGAACTCACACTCCCATTCTGATAGGGAGAGGATAAGTTTGTTACCCTCCCTATCAAAGGATTGATAACCCCAGTTACCTTTGTCGATGGTGAAGGCACCATCATCATAGATTTTTGGTTCAGCGGTCATACTGTACTTGACTCCAGTCCTTTTCAAAAATTTCCATACCCTTGTCTGTCAGAATGTGATCAACCATCTGTTCCAGAACCTTAGGAGGTAGGGTACAGATGTGAGCTCCGTTGTAGAAAGAACGGACACAACGTTGAACACTACGAATAGATGCTGACAACACCTGTGTCTTTACGCCATGAATACGATAGAGGTCGGAGATAGAACGAACTACCTCAAGACCTGCCACAGACTGGTCATCAAGACGACCAACGAATGGTGACACATAGGTTGCACCAACCTTGGATGCCAGGATGGCCTGTGATGCACAGAAGATCAGGGTGACGTTAGTCTTGATACCCTTCTCACTCAGACCACCACATACCATCAGTCCCTCACGAGTACAGGGGATCTTGATAGTGGCAAATGATCCGAACTTGTCTGCCAGTCTAACACCTTCCTCATACATCTCATCGGCGTTACCCATGACTTCCATACTGATGTCAGGAACACCGGCTTCCACCAGTTCCTCATAGACATCCTCTGGATTCCTACCACTCTTCTTAATGAGTGAAGGGTTTGTGGTGACACCATCAATGAGGCCAGTACCCCAATAGTGTTTGATTTCTTCAGTGTCTGCTGTGTCTAGAAAAATTTTCATAAAAAAGAGGGGGCTCTAGACCCCCAGTATATCATGTGTCAGAGTTTTTGTAAAGGTCTTCCAACCAATCTTTCTTGTGTTGAAATTCTCTACTGTTCATCTTAGATACGTCAACATACATTACCTCGTCACCAGGATCAGGAGCCTCTGGATGACGTGGTTTTGGTTCATCCATAATCTTATTGATTGATTGGATGTTGCCCCACATCAGTGCAAAAGCTGCACCAGCGATGAGGGCAAAGCAAACGAAATAAAAGAATACTTCAAAGTTGTTCATTATTCATCATAATATTTTTGTGCATCCTCTGACCATATTTCAAGAACATCATCCATTGGAATGAGTTTCTCTTTACCAGTCTCAATATCCTCAACCATTTGTTGTAGATGCTCTAGAAACTCTTTTGGTAAAGTGTCATCCTCTCCCAGGTAAGACCAGAAGCAATCATTACACTCTTCGTATGGATTATCATAGAACATGAGACCATAATCTTTCCAGTTGCCTGTCATCAGGTCTGCCCAGTTACGGAATGAATGATTGATGCTCTGCCACCCTGTCATCCAGCAGTGACCAATCCAATAGTCCCACCAATTCATCTTTGGTTTATTTGGTGATGTGCCTTTGACTTCTCTACTGAAGATCATCGTTTTCCTCAACAGTTCCCATAGGACCTTTGTGACTATTCATCAGACGCTCAACCTCAGCATCACGAATCTTCCACTCTTCAAACTTATCTTGAAGATCTTCATCCATAGTCAGTTCATATTCTTTACAGACCTTACGCTGATCTTCTTCTTTTACCATATCATTGAATACCAACGACATAGCACCAGAACGAATAGAACTGGGACACATACCCACACAGAGCATGAACTTCTCAAACAGTTTAAAATACTGTTTGGCATTGAGATCAGCAGCAGGTGCTGTGATCAAGAAATGCTCTTCAGGTAGGAAGTCCTCATCACCAAGGTGAGATGCAAACCCACGATTATAATCATGAGTGTAGGTAGCGTCGAATTTGAACTGGACGGTGGCTTCGTACATTGTCAGAGATTTGAATCAATGAGTTCAGTATAGTAGAATTTGCTTGGTATGTCAATTTAGAGTGTGCCAGTTTTACCAGTGTCTTATTCTACCCAAAATCCACCCGTTACCAGGACATTCTAAACAGAATTTACTGTTAGTACCATCGTTCCACCACTTTTTACCTTTGTTTTTTATTCCACATTTTATCTTAGTTTCTTCAGAATGTTTTTGTCCTAATTTTGATTGACTCACCTTTAATTTGTGCTCTTCAGTTAATTTTTTTCCTCTAAAAAAATCGCCAACTTTTCTTTTATGTTCTTCAGAAAGATTTCTACCTTTTAATCCATCACTTATCTTTTTTCTTTGCTCTGTCGTCATTTTTTTACCTTTAAATGGGCTGACTCTACCCTTTCTGGCAACACTCATTTTTTTCTTTGAATCTTCAGTGTGTGATTTCCCTTCAAAGCCACAACTTCCAATCTTTCCTTTTTGAGATTCGCTCATTTTCTTTTTTGTTTCTTCACTATGAGAAAATCCACCAATACCATCACCACCATTGGTCTTATTGTAGAGAATACCAGTCCCCAAATCTTTCCTACCAAAGACAGCAATCATATAGATTTCGTGTTTGAATGCCTCTTTTTCTGTTAAATTTTGTTTGAGAAAGATTATTCTTGATTTATCTTTTGGAGTAGAGCAAGGTCTTCCTCGCTTATTGTATATTCTTTTACCTTTTCCTTTTCCAATATAATATGGAGTTTTATCTTCACGCAAATAGGCGTAAGTATAATACATTCTACTAAATATTTTAATTATTTATAACTTCTGCATCATACGTCATTAGATTTCACCAGAGAAAAGGAACCGTCTTGATTGTCAATCCATTGTAGCACATCACCTTCCTTCCATCCAAGTTTTTCAATCATCTCATCAGGAAATGTCAGGACACCATCATCATCAACAGTTAGTGTAGTTTTCATCGGGAACAGTAACAAACAACAGATCCATCATACTGTCTCTGACAGATAGAATA